CTTGGCTAGTCTGACCCGGACGAAGGAGAAGTGAGTTCGTAACTCACGGGTGGTTCTGAAGCGGAAAGCTTCACATCGAAAGATGCGGTCTAACCAAACCGGCGCTGGCAATGCGAGAATCCTCTCTGGTCGGGAAGTGGGTGGAGGTCGTGCGTGATGAAAGATTAATTGGAGTAAAACCTGACCAAATTTCTGATGCGATATAATTACCACCGCAGAGAGGAAGCACTTTTGAGAATCTGAGAGCAAAGTGTCTAACCAACAGCCTGACTATCAAGGTGAAACCGACCTATACCAAGTCCCTCGACATACTGTGGTGGTATTTGGATGCGGAATAAGGGAACAGATTAGTGTTCTTAAACAGAAGATAGTATTCTCAAAAGTGCTTTTATAGCCTCTTTAGTTTAATGGTAGAACTCCGCTTTTACACAGCGGGTACGGCAGTTCGATTCTGTCAGGAGGCACCAAATTTGCTCTCATAGTATAATGGTATTACACATCCATGGTAAGGATGGAAACCAAGTTCAATTCTTGGTGAGAGCACCAATGCCAAGATAGCTCATCAGGTAGAGCACTAGTTTGAAGCACTAGGTGTGGTTGGTTCGAGTCCAACTCTTGGTACCAAGTTTTTGCCCTATTCGTATATTGGTATTACACCTGTTTTGTAATCAGGTTAAGGCAGTTCGATTCTGTCATGGGGCACCATTCAAAGGAAGTAAGATGTTAGATTATATCGTAACATTTTTTGCAATATTTTTACTTGATGTAGTTTACACTTATTATTTACGTTGTGTACAAAATAACAATGTCTTAGGTGCCAGTATATGGTCTATCGCTTGTTATTTGTTGGGTAGTTTAGCAGTAATTAATTATACAACAAATCATTGGTTGTTATTGCCAGCGATTGCAGGTGCATTTTGTGGCACTTACGTTGGAATGATTATTAAAAAGAATACGGAGTATAGCACAGCCAGATAGTGCGCTCGGTTTGGGACCGAGAGGTCGCAGGTTTGATTCCTGCTACTCCGACCATTTAAGGGGGATTGGCGTAATCGGGAACGCAGTAGCTTTGCAAGCTTCAGTCGGGAGTTCGAATCTCCCATTCTCCACCATTTTAAGTTTACAATAAAAATTTTTAAGTTTACAATAAAGTTTTTTGAGTTTACAATCGGTCCTTAGTAAAATGAATATTACACAGCGCTACGAACGCTGAAGTGGGAGTTTGATTCTCTCAGGACCGGCCATCACTCGCATAGCTCAAAGGTAGAGCACTCGCTTGATAAGCGATAGACGAAGGATCGTTACCTTCTGTGAGTACCATATATCTCGCTGGTGTTAACGGCAGCATGACGGTCTCCAAAACCGTGGGACGGGGTTCGAATCCCTGGCGGGATGCCATTATAATAAAAAGGTGTAATCATGCGTAAATTAAATTTAGATGAAGTCATTTCATTTATTGAACAACAATCTCCAGAAAGTAAAGTTTATATTGGTTGTGATTCAGAGCGAGTGATTGTTGACGGCGTTCCTTATGCTGATTACATACTTGCAATTGTAGTACACATCAACGGCAACAATGGTTGTAAATTATTTGGTGATGTAACTAGAGAAAGAGATTATGACCAGAAAAAAAACAAGCCTAGATATAGGCTGATGAACGAAGTTTATAAAGTTTCAGAATTATATTTGAAACTTGCAATCGTTTTGGTTGACCGTGATATTCAAGTTCACCTGGATATTAATCCAGATGAAATACACGGTTCATCTTGTGTTATCAATGAAGCGATTGGCTATATTAAAGGCACTTGCAACGTAGTACCTCTGGTTAAACCAGAAGCGTTTGCAGCCTCTTATGCAGCTGACCGTTTTAAAGGACTAAAAAAGGCAGCTTGAACATATGAGAGATTACAATGATATCAACAATAAAAACAATAACAGAACAATTTCTTTCTCTTTTACTTGACGATCCAGTAAGACCAACAATACCTCATCTCGACCGTGTAGGCGAGAACAAAGATATTTTTGTTTTTCGTGGAGAAGATGATAAGGTAAAAGCAATTACTTGTGTTAGTTATCAATCAACTATACCCACATCGGAGGCGGAACTATTTGAAAGGTGTTCCACTCCAACTGTGGCAGTATTCTATACAATATGGAGTTATGCGCCAGGTGCTGGTCGCCAATTGATATTCGATGCTGTAGAATACATAAAAGAAAATAGAAAAGATATCAATAGATTTGTAACATTATCACCGAAGACTGATATGGCAAAAAGATTCCATACAAGAAACGGTGCAATAGTGTTTCGTGATAATCCAGAAACGGTTAATTACGAATACAAGACTGTAGTTCTTTAAGCGGGATTGGTTTAATGGTAAAACGAAACCTTGCCAAGGTTTAGTCGAGAGTTCGATTCTCTCATTCCGCTCCAGTTAAGAGTGTAGGCTCTTTTTAAATCCTGCCTTTGTGTGGTACCGAACATCGCTTCTGCTTGAATAAGCATCGGTACAATTGCGGGGTTAGTTTAATGGTAAAACTGTAGATTTCCAATCTTCCGTTGAGAGTTCGATTCTCTCACTCCGCTCCAATTTTTGTATTACTGTAAGTACAAATTCAGGATTATTTCTTCTTTGATATGATAATTTAAAATTCTTAGAAGTGGTCCAAGATTTTGTAGGTTGATATTTTTTATTCATGTTTTATTTATGGTGTCTTTAGTGTAGTGGCCTGCACCCTGCTCTGTGAAAGCGGTAGTACCGGATCGATACCGGTAAGACACCCCAATTTGGGCCGGTAGCTTAATGGTAAAGCAGGGTACTCATAATGCCTTGAGTCTTGGTTCAATTCCAGGTCGGCCCACCAAGTTTACCATAGATAGTGTTGACAAAGCGATATAAGTATAGTAGAATAATACAAATGCGGTGTGTAATAGTACGACATAGGATACCCTCTTATGTTATCTGAGCATAGCAGACCACCGCTCCACTTATATAAGGCAACTATAATGATTTTAAAACCAACTGCATCGAATGTATATCTTACCAGAATTGCCGCAGAGAAGCAAACTACATCTGGTATTATTTTAAAACGGTCTGAAGAACCAGACAAAGCAAAAGTTGAAGCAATTGGAAAAGATGTAACCGACATTAGTGTTGGTGATGTTGTTTTGGTTAATTGGAACAAAGCAACCAAAGTCGAAGGCGAATCATATATAATTCCTGAATCAGAAATTATTATGGTGTTTGAATAATCTATAGCGGGGTAGCGCAGAGGTAGAGCACCGGGCTCATAATCCGGAGGTCGGAGGTTCGATTCCTTCTCCCGCAACCAATTGAAAGGAATATTATGAAAGTATTAGCATTAAAATTAATCACAGGCGAAGATGTTCTAGGTGAACTAGAATCACAATCAGAAACAGAATTCGTCATTTGTAATCCAGTAGGCATCTCTATTGTTCGGGGCAAGGACGGACAGCCTAATGTTGGATTCTCTCCTTTTCCATTACACTCAGAACAAAAGTCAGGCACCACGCTTGCCTTAGCAAAGAAAAATGTAGTATACTCCTATACTCCTGCGGAAGATTTTGTTTCAAACTACAATCAGATTTTTGGTTCAGGCATTGTTCTTCCGCCAACTAAATCATTGATTACAGGTTAAACTTGAGTAATTTTTATACGAATGTTCAGAGCTTCGGTAACAACATACTGTATCGAGGCATCAAAGATGGCAAAAGAGTAAAAGAAAGGATTGAGTATTCACCTTCTCTTTATATTCCTTCCAAACGCATAACTAATTTCACCACACTAGAAGGCGATTATCTCGACCAAAAGATTTTTGGTTCGATCCGTGAAGCTCGTGATTACATTAAACAATTTGACAAAGTACAGAACGCTACGAAGATTTATGGTCAAACTCGATTTGAATATGCGTTTATTGCGGATGAGAATCGAGGTATGGTGGATTATGACCAAGATAAAATTTCGATTGCGGTAATTGATATTGAGGTTGGTTCAGAGAATGGTTTTCCTGATCCATACGAAGCTAATGAACCTATCACAGCTATCTGTATTAAATATCTCAATGGTGAAACTTATGTTTTTGGTTGTGGAATCTACGAAACACAAGGCAATGAAATTTATGTTAAGTGTAGAGATGAGTGGACACTATGTAAGCGTTTTATGGAATTGTGGACTAAGAAATGTCCCGATGTACTTACTGGCTGGAACACTAAGTTCTTTGATGAACCTTATATCATAAATCGTTTCCGTAAAATTCTTGGTGAAGATGAAACCAAGAAGTTGTCGCCATGGAATTATATTGGTGAGCGTGAAACTTTTGTCAACAATCGCCGCATGATTGCCTACAATCTTATGGGTGTTGAATCACTTGATTACATCGAACTATACAAATGGTATGCGCCAGGTGGTAAATCACAAGAATCATATCGTCTAGATGCCATTGCACAAGTTGAATTAGGTGAAGGTAAAATCTCTTATGACGAATATGACAATTTACATTCACTCTATCGTTTGAATTTTCAAAAGTTTATTGAGTACAACATCAAAGACGTTGAACTGATTGTTAAACTAGAAGAAAAACTTAAACTCATCGAATTGGCAATCACTCTTGCGTATGACACCAAAACAAACTATCAAGATGTATTTGCACAAACTCGTATGTGGGATTCAATGACATATGCCTATTTGTTTGAGAAAGGCATTATTGTTCCACCAAGAGTTACTAAAGAAAAAGATTCTGCGTTCGAAGGTGCATATGTAAAGATTCCACAAGTTGGTTTGCACAATTGGGTTGCATCATTTGACTTGAACAGTTTGTATCCTCATTTGATGATGCAGTATAATATCTCACCTGAAACATTGATTCATCCTGAAAACTATTCCGATGAAATGCGTAATATTCTTTCGCAAGGAGTTTCTGTTGAAAAACTATTAAACAAACAGGTCAACACTTCTGGTTTGGTAACAGCAACACTAACTCCCAATGGCCAGTTCTTTCGAACCGACATGAAAGGTTTTTTACCTGCTATGATGGAAGAAATGTATACTGACCGTAGCAAATTTAAAAAGTTAATGTTGCAGGCCAAACAAGAATATGAAAATGAATCAGACGAATCAAAAAAGTATGAAATTGAAAAACGAATTGCCAAGTATAACAACATACAACTTGCAAAGAAGGTTTCTCTTAATTCTGCTTATGGTGCTCTTGGTAGCCAGTATTTCCGCTTTTATGATTTGCGAATGGCT